TGTACCTGTGTCCTGTGCACCTGCATCGATGTGCGGAGACTCTGTTCACGTCACGTTGCATGGTGTGGTGTCAGTCACGAGGGCTGTGGTTCCAATGGTGCTGGGCAAAACGCTGGAATGTTAGCGCCGACCCGACACGAATCCAAGGGGGTGGGTTACAACAAATCGTTTCGGTTTTGATGCGATTTCGATTCTATATATATATAATCCCCTGACTCTGTATTGCTCTCATCTTTTTTCACAAGGTTGATTAGTCAAATGGCGAATCAAAATGTACTTTTGCGCCCGAAACAAAATTGACATTAGGCATGGTCTCTTCATACGTAGCATACTCTGTTATAACAATCTGGTTCTTGATGGTGATACGAGCAATTCGCTCAGCCATTAAAGAAGCGTAATAAGTACTTGACTTTGTAGTTTTTTTCGTGTACCTTTGCTTTGCCTTGGCACGAAAACGGTATCGCACTTGGCCCGCTTGGGCGGACCAGCTTGACACCTACGGGGCTTAGACACATGGGGTAATCGTGAGCCCCTAACGTCACAATAACTAGAGAGTGAATGAGGGAAAGCTGTGCCCAAAAAGTTGCTAGATTTGGGGCATGAAACCTTCCCTTCTTCTGCTTCTCTTAGCCCCCTTTGTATCCTACTCTCAGACCTGCGACATAGCACTACTAGGGTACACTGGCGCCGCCGTTTCTAACGGACTACACTCCTTTCAAGTCCAATGGCTCAACACTGAGAACTGTGGCTGCAATGAGTTCACCCAATTCGATGGTAACACGTGCGAAGAAAGCGGCGGCTTCAATGTCTCAAACAACGAGACGGTAACTCATATTGTGTTTGGCCTCCACTACGTGGACGAGGTAACTGGAGAGGACTATGGAGAGAACACGGACTGCACGTCCAATACGTTTCATCCGGGATGGTCTTATGTTATGTCCTCAAACAATACGGGATGGACAAACGGATTCACTAATTTCGTTCTCAATCCACCGTTTAGTTGGGACTGCATCATAGATACAGAGCTAGAGGGCTACTGCTGGGAGGTTGTAATATGGCAGATAAACGTATCTCAAACGGCGGACTACGAGGACTTTCCATTCCCCGAAGGGTGGAGCTCCGGAACTAGCTTCAATCAAACTCAAACCTACCCCGACATCAACCTGAGTGATAACAGATTGACATTCTGCCCAGACCCCACGTTGGTGGATACGGTCTATGTGTATCAGACCGACACAGTGTACGTGGAGATGCCGCCCGACACTTTAACGCTAACTATCATAGACACCCTGATAGTAGACAATTACATCGAGGTGTACATGTATGACACCACCTACATAGACAACTACATATACTTAACGGACACGGTCTTCACGGAGACAACCGTTTACGACACCACATATGTAGACGTCGTCCTTACGGAGTACATATACCTAACTGACACGGTAATGGTAACAGAATACTCTGTTGTAACAGAATACATTGATTGCGACTCTGGACTCCTGTGTGAAGACATAGTAGGTATGGTGTGTGACGAGGTTGACGTATTTATTCCCAATGCCGTTACGCCTAATGGAGACGGTATTAATGATACATTCTATGCCGTTACAGACCCTGAGTGCTGGAGGACTTGGGAGCTTAACGTTTATAATAGATGGGGTCAGATTGTTTGGTACAGCAATGACCCGGGAGAGCAGTGGGCGCTTTCGGGCGTTTCTGATGGCAGTTACGTGTACTCTCTTAAGGCTTCAAAAGTAGCTTCTTCACACATTGTCAATGCATCAGGTCACGTCATTGTATTGAAATAAACAAGCCTTTCAGTTATTACTTTTGTGAGCATGGACGCAATGACACAATTTGAGCTACTGCTCATAGCGGGCTCGTTAATTGGTATTTGGATTAAGCATCAATCAGACTACAGCTCATTGAAAGGGAGAGTAACTGCCTTGGAGACAGACAATTCTGAGATGAAGGACGACGTAAAGCAGTTGCTAAAAGAGGTCCAAGAAGTCAAAGTTCTGTTGGCTAAAAACCAGCTGCAATAAATCTTAGGTCGGTAGCGTTATAGGTCTATGAAAGACCCAATCCACCTTTGTGACGTTGTTCTATACGATGCTAAATCTAAGAAGGAGTACCCCGTCAAGGGTGTCGTCCTAGCCGGGAACGACAAGGACTTGATATGGTCATCTGACATTCATAGGGACAGATTAATATCTTACGCATTTAAGACTCCTGCCCGCATAAAAAAGCAGCGGGAAAACCTCCGGCTCACTATTAAGTCTATAGACTATAAGGTTCATGTTGGCTACAGCAATCACAACTGGGGTCTATCTAAGTGAGTTATATTTGCTGTGTGAAGTACAAGAAAGCAAAATCAGGTGCCGTTGCAGGTGACCCTAAAGAGCCAGTAACAAAAGAGTCTGTTCTCAAAGAGACTAAGGCTAGGTTTGCAAAGGAATTTCCAGAGGTATCCATACCCGACTCAACACTAAAGAATTACTCTATGGTGTATCTTCTTTCAGGAATGCGTGAAGACGCAATGAATAAGATGATTTCCAAAGAGCGTAAACGCCAGAAAGATGGAGACGGCTCGTAAATCAGAACGCCCAAAGCTCAGCGTATCCTCCAAGAAGGTATCTGTCCCACCACCGTCCGGGTATCACTGGATGGAGGAGCAGGGTAGATACTACCTCATGAAGGGAGATTACCAGCCACACCCCGGTGCCGTAAAGGAGGCTTCGTTTAAAATCGCCAGCCATGGCAAGTAAGAGAAAACAGGAATACAAACTCGGACTCCCTACTAGATACACCGACCCCGGACAAGGCAAGGAAATCAAAGCGACTGTAGAGGAGGATGCTGCCAACAAGAAGGATATGGCAGACGAGTACAGGAAGGGAAAGAAGATTTCCTTCCTTAAGTTTAAGAAAAGAACCGAGGCAAAGAAAGGAGCGAAGGTTAAGGCCAAGCCAATAAACGCCTCAACCAAGGCCACTCTCCAGAAGAAAGCCAAGAGTTCCGGAATTTCTTACGGAACCCTAGCAAAGGTGTACCGACGTGGTCAGGGTGCTTGGCTTTCGTCAGGCTCTAGACGCGGCGCTCCGATGGCTGCTTGGGCTATGGGTAGGGTCAATAGCTACATCAAGGGCTCTAAGAAGCACGACACAGACCTGCGCTAATAACATTATATTTGTGACCATGAAGATGGTCAAAGTAAACGGCAAGATGGTTCCATTCTTTGCTAACGATGGAAAAGGAAGCAACGATTTAAGGCGTGCTCTTTCTGGAGCAGAGGTAAGGAGATATGCTATGGGTGGCGAGATTGAGGAAAAGCCATACAAGTATATGCGCTTCGGTGGAAAGATGGCATATGCAGATGAGGGGAACGATGTTCCAGAAGGCGACCCAAAGAAGAGCAAGAAGAGCCCTTACGTTAGAAGTAAAGAAGTAGCTAGCGTTGAATACACCAGCAACGATGGCATGCAGTCCGCCCAAGGTGAGGGGAAGATTGATGCCTACAACTTTAACGTCCCGGACGGGGGTCTCGATGCTATGTCCCCAGACGAGCAGGAGCGATTGAAGAAGACTGCATTCGGAAAAAAATACCTAAGTGGTAGTGGTTCTCTTGATTCCCAGTACCAACAATACGCAACGAAGATTAACAGATTTATTAGCGAAAATCCTGAGAAGGCTCTGGCCGCTGCTGACAATATGATTGCTTCTGGCAATAGCAACTTTGCTAGGGCACTGGATGGTAAGAGCGACGAAGAGAAACTGAATCTCATGAGTTCTTATATGACCGACAAGAAGATTGGGGATTTTCACGGAGCTCTCAGCTTTGATAAAATGGATGTTCCAACCGCAAGGTTCTATGACCCGAACCCGGAAGTTTCTCAGTCGGGGTTCCGTGGAGCTAGTTTCCCTAAGGTGCTCAACGGTGTAGGAGATAGGATGGTATCCCCGGGAGACATCTCTGCTCTTGCTTCTCGCGCAGAAGAAGCTGGCGTGGACTTGTCCGAGGAAAACGAAGCATCGATTAATTTTGTAACAAAGTTCATGGATGAGTTTGGCTCTCAAGAAAGAGGTAGGGGTTATGAGGGAGCAGACAACGAGTACTTTATGGACCGAGCTAAAGATTCTTTTGAAGCAAAGGATGCTTTGAGCAGAGAGCAAGCTAATGAAAGACGTAGAGGAGCCGTCTCTCCAACATCCCAAAGCTCCACAAAATCAGCCGCCGACTTCGCTAATGAAAGACGTAGAAGAGCCGCTGAGCAAATCGCCAGACAAAAGGGTCAGCTGTATGGCGGAGGAGTGATTTACAAGCGTGCTGACAAAGGAGTTAAGGTTGACCCCACGAAAGAGGAGCGTGAACGCGGAGTCACTTCTGTCAGTAGAGGCTTGTTCAACCGCACCGAGAGTTTCGGGAACAAGGGCACTGTAAAGTACCCCACTGGATTCGGTAAGCTGTTCACCCGAAAAGACCTCAAGGTAAACTTTTAATCTTGCAGTCCGGGTTCAAGTCCAAAGATGCTACTCACTTTATTGTTGCGTGTAGGCGCAAACGTAGCGTTTGAGTCTTCGGTTTGGTTCACTAGAATTTCATGGTAGTTATGGACTGACAGTACTGTGTGGTCAATGTGTAGTATGACGTATGCGATTGTATCGCTGCCAGCTGTGAGGAGCAAGTGATGAGTTCCTTTTTGACCTGTTGTGAAATCTAGTACTGTTGAACCATACTCAAAGGGCACGAAGGCAGGGTTATCGATGCTGTAGTATAACGGCTCTAAGAAGTGCGACCATACCGCGTCGTCGTTTTCCGTAGAGGCAAACAGGTTCCCCTGTGGGGCTACAATAATATTAATGTCGATTTCGCTTTGAGCAAAGAGGAAGCCCGGAAGGGCTGTTAGGATGATGATGATATTCTTCATTGTAAATGTGTTTGAAGGTTTGTCTACATCCTTAACGTTTGAAGATTCCGTATATTGTGCAGCAATCGAAAACTGTCATGGAAGTATCTAAAAAAGACGAAGACTACCGCTGGGATTCATCTAGGAAGCCGGGAATTCGTAGCCTATTCGGAGGAAGAAAAAAAAAGAGAAGGCGTAACGAGCGGAGGGGTAAAGCAGAGTATGTCGGCGAAGCACCGGGAATTAACGATAGAGAGGAAGCAGAGATGCGTCTTGCAATGACAGCTGCAAACATCCAAAACAATTTCGTTATTGATGAAGACTCACGACCGGGTGTAACCAGTATGAAGTTCCTTGAAGAATCAGACCCTCGTTCGGGTGCGTTTATCGAGGAGGTTCTCCTGACGGATGTGTACCGAGGAGATTCTAAAGCCACTGCTACGGGAACAGCTTGGAGCGCAGCCACGACCTCAGCCCATGTAAGAGGGTTTCTAGGGGCAAGTTCAAATGAAGAAGCTAAAGAGATGGGGTTTCGCCCATACGCAGCACACAGACTTTATATGAATGATGCGTTCAAGACTAAAGCATTGAAGGGCGAGGAGACGTATGAGTACGACGCTTACAAAGCGACTAGACTAATTGGAAAGCAAGCAAGTCAGCTTAGAGTTGGCGACATGCTGTTCAGGGGTTACGATGATGCGCATGGAGATAAGCGCGACTTCAAGAACACCGCAGACTGGAAGTTTAATCAGTTCAAGAAATCAGGAAGTAAAGGAGAGAAGTACAACAGCCATACGGATGTCATCATAGCTACCGGCACTGATTCTCAGGGAAGAACATACTATGATGTTGCCGGCGGTAATGTAAATCAAGAGTACATGCTTAAAAGGTTGTATCCCCACGAACTTAGGGACACATACAAAGGAGCGATGACTTCTAAATTTTAATGGGTTCGTCTCCTTCTAGTTTTCGATATACCCTCTGCACCATCATCCTCCCTTTCTGGGAAAGCCCTAGTCGGTGTTCGTGGTTTTGCCTTTCTTGGAATAGCGCATTTACATATTGGTCTACCTCTTTTCCGTGATAGATATTTTCAATCCACCCTTGTTTCTTCATAGGTAGGATTGTTCTTTCATATAACTTGTGTCTGCTCCTGCTCATAACTTTGGCTATGTGAGAAACGGTAAAGAACTCAAAGTCATACACATACATCATGAACTCTAGTTCTGTCTGTTGTATCTCGTAGTTCTTTTTAATGTCTCTAACTACAAGCCCCCACTTTTTCATGTAGTTTTTGGCTACATACCGTTTGTTCAGTTTACTAAAGTCTCTCCTACGTCTACCGTTGTGGTGTCTGCTCATCTAGTATATTTGTACCAAAGTTAATTCTATGGCTACTCTCAGCGGAACTCGAATCAAAAACACCTATCAAGGTCTTCTTAAGACCAATGACGCAGCGGTTCTTACTGGCACGCTTAAGGTCATTCAAGATGGCGAAGGTAATAATTCTGCCTTGTCATTGTCTACCAGCACACTTAAAGCAGAGACTCTTCAGCTCAATACGGTACCCGCCGGGAGCGATAACGATAAGGTGCTTGTTTGGAATTCAACTTCAAAAGTCGTTGAGCATAGAACACTACCTACTTTCGAAAGTGTAACCACAACGGTAGGGGGTACCGCAGCGCCCACCTTAACTATTGCAGACGCGGCTGGAACAACAAAGACTGTTACGTTCGCTGCGGGTAACGGGATTGGATTAAGTCGGAATAGCGATACAATAACAATCTCCTCTGGTTCAGCAAACGTAATTAATCTAGGTAATGGTGCAACGGCGATGACGGCTTCAAATGCAACGTACACTTTGGACGCAGCGGTTGCATCATCTAGCATTGTACTACCCGATTGTGTTGCCGGAGCTCAGATAACAGTTGTCTTAACGTCTTCCAAAGCAACCGCAATTACCTTCACCACAAAGGTTAGCTCTACCAAAATCAAGGGAAGGGTAACGTTGAACTCAACCACCGCTGATAAGACGGACACCCAAATTGCTGAGGCTAACACAGCGACGTCCTTCTCACTGGATAGCAACGCCGCTGGCACTGGAGGAGGCGTTGGTGACCGATTCCACTTATTTGGAATTAGTAGCTCGCTTTGGATGCTTACGGCTGACTTAACGACAACTTCAGCTGCACCTAGCGGCACAAATACAATCATAGAACCATAATCATGGACGATATTTTAAGAAAATCATTCCGAAAAGAAGTTCAATCTGTTTTCGAGGAGCTTGAAAATGTAGTGTCTAAGTATGGTTCTGACACGGTAGTATACACTATGGCTGTTGGCTTTGTAGAAGAAGAAACAGACGATGCTCGAAAGTGGAACTTAGCCTATGGGTGGAATGCCACAGACGACGACGAATTTGCAGAGTTCATGACACTCCAAGTTGAAGCCTACAATCAAGAGGGTGAGGCTGAGGATTGGTTTAGTGGACTCTCACTAAACTAAACTTATGAATCTAATTAGAAAGATTGTCATTGGGCCAAACCCCAAGGACGCAATGGCCTACTATGTAGGCATGAAAGCAGGAAGCGCAAAGGTATCAGCAATCGTAGAAGACGATGCAGCTTTATTCAAATACAATGTGCGTCGGTATCACGTATACCTAGAGGACGAAGAATCTACGTACATTTGGAAAACGGTTGAGAATCAACCGCTATTAATTGAATATGACTGTAAGTTTTAATGAAAGTATTGCGCCACTTTGTTGTTGAGGTGCTCGAAAAGCATGAGGACACAATAAAGCTGGGAGAAAAAGAACTTTACCTTGACACTAGGTTCAACGAGTTTGACCATCGCGTTTGTCACGGCTCTGTAGTTTCCGCTCCCTTCTTAATAGATACAGGAGTAAAGGAGGGGGACACTCTTTTCTTTCACCATCACGTAACCACAAACCCTTCGCTTAGCCTTGGGGACAACAAGTACATTGTGGTTTATGACCAAGAACACTCTAGGGCTTCTCACGCAATTGCTTATAGAGATTCAGAAGGTGAGCTGTCAATGCTTTCTGGATGGGTCTTTGTTCAGCCACCGGAAAAAGAAACCGAAGAAGAGGTTACAGATTCTGGTATTATCGTTAACCTTAAGACAGAGGAGGTTGACGACAAGACGGCTATTGTAGTTATGCCTCACCCGCAGCTAATCGAGCAGGGTGTTGAAATTGGAGACGTTGTTGGTTTTGACGTCGGTTCTGACTACAAGATGAAGCTTGATGATGACTCAATAGTTTATAGGATGCGTCTAGAAGATTTGTCTTATGTCGTCAAAGAATAAATTTACAACCGTAGACGCGGCTGAGAGATTGATGAGGTCTATGGAGATAGCTATAGACAACATGATTGACGAGGTCAAGAGACCGGTTGACCCCGAGGCTGGAGGTAGCGCTAGAAAAGCTGAACTACAGTCAATCAAGCAGACCGCTATAGACTGCAAAGAACTGCTCGTTGAAAGACAACGACTAGAACAAATGGCTAAAGCTCTAAAGGTTACCGGCTCTATTGAAGAGATTAAGGATTACTCTGGAGGTTTTGCTGAAAAATTCTCAAAGTAATGGCTGAATTTATTTGCCCAAAATGTGAAAGCATAAAGAAGGGGCACAACGTATCAATTAAAATAATTGACGGAGAAGCAAGGCACGACATCAAGTGTGATGAGTGTGGCTCACACATGAACAACAATGAACCCAAGACCGGTGTACCCAGCTTTAGGAGTGACCGGTGGGGTGGAGTTATCTAATGAACGCCCTAGCAATTGTAGATGGATATGATGAAGAGGTTGTCAAGGTTTGTCCCAACGGTACGCTTGGGGACGTCATCGAACTTGGGGGGCTTCTCATTGGCCTACCCGAAAAACCAAAAGAAGGAATCCAAGGAGAAGGGCTGGCGTCAGATTTGCAGGTGTGGAGCAGGGTACCTCTGCCACAAGAGCTGTCCCGTATTCGAAGCATGGACGAGTGGGCCGAATCGCCAAAGGAGTTTCGAGAGAGATTTCGTCCATATATCGAGGAGGAGTTTCGAAGGCGTCGTGACGGTCATTGGTTTTACAACGCGGGTAAGCCTACGTATGTTACCGGAAGGCACTACATGCTACTCCAGTGGACTAAGATTGATATTGGGTACCCGTCATATCTCGCATTTCAAAGGGATATCTTTCTTCACATGGCTGCGTGCGAAGCTGACTCACGTTGTATTGGGCAGCTTTACACTAAGTGTCGTCGCTCTGGTTACACTAATATCTGCGCTTCTGTTCTGCTTGACGAAGCTACGCAGGTAAAAGACAAACTTCTCGGCATCCAATCCAAGACGGGTAAGGACGCACAAGAAAACATCTTCATGAAAAAAGTGGTGTCTATGTTTAGGCACTACCCGTTCTTCTTCAAACCAATTCAAGACGGTACCACTAACCCTCGAATGGAATTAGCTTTTCGCGAGCCGTCTAAAAGAATCACTAAGAACAACAAAACGTCTTACGCTGGTGATGCATTGAACACCGTTCTAAACTGGAAGAGCACAACAAACAATGCATACGATGGGGAGAAGCTTCATATGCTTTACATGGATGAGGCCGGCAAGTGGGAGAAGCCTTCAGACATTCGTGAGGCTTGGAGAATAGAAAGAACCTGCCTTATCGTGGGTAGACGTATTGTGGGTAAGGCTCTGGTAGGCTCTACTGTAAATCCAATGGACAAAGGAGGGGAAGAGTACAAGCAGATTTGGAAAGACTCTGACCCTACTAAACGAAACGCTAACGGTAGAACAGTATCTGGACTATATCGTTTATTCATTCCTGCGTATGAATCTCTTGAGGGGTTCTTTGACAAGCACGGCAAGCCAATCATAGAAGACCCTGAGAGCCCGGTAGAGACACTTGACGGTGACAACATGTCATTGGGTGCTAGGTCATTCCTAAAGAACGAAAGAGACTCCGTTAAACACGACGCCAGAGAGATGAATGAAATCATTCGTCAGTTCCCCTTTACTCCGGACGAAGCTTTCAGGGACAGCATCGAAGGAAGTCTGTTTAACATTGGAAAGATTTACGAGCAGGTCGAACACAATGACCACATGTATCCTAGCCCAGTTGTCAGAGGAAATTTCCAATGGAGTAAAGGAATCAAAGACACCAAGGTGTTTTTTAATCCAGACCCGAAAGGAAGATGGTACATAAGCTGGATGCCTGAAGACAGAAATAGAAGTGTCATAGGTGAGGAGCGTGGCAGACGTGTACCTTCAAATCCGTCTATGGGTTGCGGGGGTGTTGACTCTTATGACTTAGACGCTACTGTTGATGGTAGGTCATCCAAAGGTGCTTGCCATATATACAACAAGTTCAACTTGAACGGTGCGTCTAATATGTTTGTTGCAGAGTATGCAAGCAGACCACCGATGGCGAGCATCTTCTACGAGGATGTTCTAATGGCTGCCGTGTTCTATGGTTACCCCCTTTTGATTGAGAACAACAAGTACGGAATCGTAAGGTACTTTGAATCAAGGGGTTACGACGGCTATGTCATGGATAGGCCAGAGCACTTGAAGGCGGGTTCGTCTATGTCAAAGACAAAGGGTATCCCCTCAAACTCACAAGACGTTATTCAAGCTCACGCATCTGCAATAGAAGACTACATTCACAATCATGTAGGATTAAACGAGGATGGAAACCCCGGCTCTATGTACTTCAACAGGACGTTGGAAGACTGGATAGGGTTCAAGATTGACAACAGAACAAAGTATGACTTGTCGATTAGTTCTGGTTTAGCACTGCTCGCCGCTCAAAAAGTAAAGCCTAAACAAAAGAAAAAGACTTTTGACGACGCGGTCTTCTTCAGGAGATACAAGGTGTAAAAGCCTTGGGGACTATTGTTATATTTGCAAATGAGCCCAAACTTTATTCTATGACCGACGGGAACAAAAATAACAAGTATGGAAGCTTCCCTGACCCGTTTGTTTCTCCTGAGGTAAAGGTGTCCAAGAAATATGGACTTCTCTTTGCTAAAGCGATTAACTCACAGTGGGGATACGGTGCCGACCAAACATCATTGTTTCGTCGCCGTATGTATGATTTTGACAAGAGCCGAGATTACGCCAACGGAACTCAGGACACGTCTATCTACAAGCAAATCCTAAACTCTCTCGACCCTAATAACGGGGACGGGACACTACTAAATCTGGACTGGAGCCCTGTGCCTATTGTCCCGAAATTCGTAAAGGTCGTGGTGAACCGCATCCTTTCTCGTAAACCTTATCCTTCGGTCGAGGCTCTTGACCCGATAAGTAAGAACGAAAAGGACATGGCTCGTGCTACAATTGAGTCATCGATTAAAGACAAGGAGCTGCTTCAACAAGCAAAGCAGTTAGGTCTTCAACCTAAGATTGACCCTGACGAACTTCCCGATACTACAGAAGAGGCGGAAATCTTTATGGAGCAAAACATGAAGACCAACGCAGAGATTGCAGCTCAACTAGGCACTGCACTTACTCTGGATTGGAACGACTTTGACCAGAAGGTTTATAGACGGTGTGTAGAAGACTTGGTAGTATGTGGTATGGCAGTAGCCAAAAGAGACAACGACCCCAACTACGGAATTAGTACTAAGTACATTGACCCGGCTACGTTCCTTCATAGCTACACGGAAGACCCTAACATGTCTGATATCGTGTACGGTGCTCACGTTCAGAGAATCAGCATTCAAGAACTTAAGCGTCAGGCCGGCAGCGACATCCCTGAGTCAGAGTACGAGAAGCTTGCTAGTTCAGTAAAGAATAAAAGCTACAATAACGGCAGTGCCTTTGACTATAAAACCTACGACCAAACCAGACAGAAGTATACTTTTGGGTATGACGACTACTTGATAGACATCATGGATTTTGAGTTTGTTTCTGTGGACTGCGTGTACTACGAGAGTAAAGACACTCAACACGGAAACACTGGATTCTACTTCAAGGGCTCTGAGTACAAGATGCCATCTAATTCTGTGTACGACAGGGAGGCTCACAAGATGGAGTATCAAACCGTATATGGTGGCTGCCACGTGATGGGCACTGACTTGATTTACAACTACGGTATGAAAAAGAACGTACCTAAAAACGTTCATGACATTACCAAGGCCCGGCTCTCTTATAGTGTTTCTACTACTAATTTACGTCGAATGATGCCTAAGTCTATGGTGGGCGGCATCTTAGGATTTGCTGACCAGCTACAGTTGACTCACTTGAAAATTCAGCAAGCGGTAGCCAAGGCAAAGCCCGACGGCGTACTAGTGGATATTGAAGGTCTTGAAAACGTGCAGCTAGGAAGAGGTGGTGAGTTGTCCCCCTTGCAGATTCAAGACATCTATGAACAGACTGGTGTGTTCTACTACAGAAGCAAGAACCCAGAAGGGGGATTCCAAAACCCACCCATCCGGTCTATTGAGAACAGCATTCGAAACATCAACGAGTACATCGGCCTATACAACCACTACCTCCGTATGATTAGGGATGCTACGGGCATCAATGAAGTTATGGATGCAAGTACTCCGAAAGGGGAAGCACTCGTTGGCGTGCGGCAACAAGCTATTGCTGCTGGTAACAACGCTTTGTACGACATAACAAACGCGAGCATGGTACTCTACAAGAGAGTCTGTCAAGACGTTGTTAAGTGTTTACAGGTTATTCCAAAAGAATCTATTCTCTACCGGGTCTACGCCAAGGCTATTGGAGAAAAAAGTATGGACATCCTCAACAGCTTTAACGAGCTGCCTATGTACAACTTTGGAATTCGCGTAGTTCAAGAGATGTCAGACGATGACCGAATCTTTCTAGAGCAGAACGTACAGGCAAGCCTCGCGCAGAAAGAGATTGACCTAGAGGATGCGATGGCGGTTCGTCAAGTAAAAGACATTGACCAAGCTCAAAGGCTGTTGATTGTTAGACGCTCTAAGCGTTTGGCTAAGTTGCAACAACAACAACAACAGAATATGCAGATGCAATCTCAGATGAACGCACAAGCGGCACAGCAGAAGGCTCAAATGGAAATGCAGAGAATCCAAATGGAAGCTCAGGCCGATTCACAGAAGATGCAATTAAAAGGTCAGGTTGATGTTCAGGTTGCTGCCGCAATGCATGAGATGCGTAAAGAGATTGAGATGATTAGAGCTCAGTCAAGTCTCGGGTTCAAGGCCGACGATAAAGAGTTCAGGCAAAAGATTGAAGTACTCAAGGAGGACCGTAAGGATTCTAGGGTTCAGAAGCAGGCTGTTGAGCAAAGCAAGCTCATCTCTCAGAGACAGGGAAGGAGAGGGGAAATTGAGGGTGACCCAGAAGCAAACAATGACATCATGAATCAAATCCTAGGAGATGAGTAACGCAACAAAAATCAATCTAGATACCTCATCCAGAGTGGATGTTACTTGTAGAAAAGGAGACACGTTCTCTCTTCGCTTGACTATTACTAACGCGGCGGGTGATGCTGCTGCTTTCGCGTCGGGTGATGTGTTTCTTTTTGAGGTGAGAGACTCTGATGTAGGTTCTCTGGTGAGCAACGGCAGTGCCAACTTTACGGACGACGTGACAGCGTCCGGCACGGACGTCACTGCAAAATACATTGACCTTAATGTAGCGGCGAGTGTAATGAAGACAATGCCTGCTGGACTGTATGTATATGACGTTGAGCAAAAATCAGGAGATACTGTAAGCACATTGATTTATGGCACGCTGAAGGTGAATGAAGATATTTCAATAACCTCATAATGAAGCTCAATGCCTGTAAGCGTAACTCAACCTAAAAGCGTAAAAGTATCTAGCGAGCACGGAGACATTATTAATGTATCCATTGTTAAGAGTGGCTCTGAGATAAAGACCGTTGTCTTTAATCAGGTAGCCAATAACTCTATTACGGTTGCTGGCGCGATTGGTGCTGGACCAGCAGGTGCTACTGGAGTCCGGGGAGAGGATGGCAATCAAGGACCAACAGGTGCTGACGGACCACAAGGACCAGCGGGGCCAGCAGGACCAGCGGGGCCGGCGGGACCAGCGGGGAGTAACGGTACTGACGGTACTGACGGTGCTGACGGTACTGACGGTACTGACGGTCAAGGTGTTCCTGTTGGTGGAACAGCAGGTCAGGCACTTACAAAAATTGACGGAACAAACTACAATACTCAGTGGAGTGACGTAGGTTCTACTATCGTGTCCGCGATTACAATCTCGAACAACGACAACGCTTTCGCTCATATGACTAACCCTATAACTTCGGGTACGTCTATTGAGGCTGTTCTTAGGAACATGTTGGAGCAGTACAACCGAACTAGTATTTCCATGTCGTCTATCACGAGAGCACTTCAGCAGACTGGTGGTGGGTATGGGTCATTCAGCACACTTAGCTCAAATGAAACACTAGAGATGGGTCAGGGCGTTAGGGTTTCTGCATTTGCTATTTCCATCGGAGACAACACTCAAACAATAGACGACTCCGTGAAGTTTCTAAGAGGAGGCAGTGTTCTTGAGCAGGGGTTTTCAGACGCAAACGGAACAAAGACTTTGTCGTCTGTAGAGGAGCAGGATACAGGAAACAATACCAGTGTATCATACAAAGCAACTGCCATCGACGATGGTGGCTCTGGGCTCGGAGACCAAACCATAAACAGCGGAAGCATTACTATTTCGTTTAGGCCCAGACTCAAGGTTGGTGGCTCGACTACAAGCTCTATCAGCTCAGACGCTAACGCTCAAGCACTTTTTGATTCTGGACTTACGACTGCCTTCAATGCCTTGCGCTCCGAGTCAGACTTCAATGTTACTGCTAACTCCTCAATGGACACAGCACTCAACTATACTTGGATTGCATACCCGGCCTCATTTGGCAACCTCAATAAAGTGGACTTGGCTGGTGTGGACGTTCTTTCCGATTTCCAGTCTCCAGTAGATTACAATTTAACTAACCCCTATGGTATAACCACATCTTATCGGTTTTACAGAAGCGACTTCGACAAAGCTTTTGCAACCGGTCAGATTCTAACTATTGATTTCTGATGCCAATTTTTCCCGGACCAGTATCGCACAACAATCCCAACGCCCCTATACTTGACGCCACCGGCAATCAGGTAAAAGGCTTTGGCTTTTTTGCGAACACAGGCGAGAGAGACTCACTAAATGCAAATCTTAGGGTGAGCGGGTTCTTGGCAATCGTAGGGACTACGCCATTTATTTATGGTAGCGGCACTTGGACGGATGCTAATAACTGGACGGAAATAGGTAGTGGTAGTGGTCTACAGAATGTTGTTGAAGACACCAGCCCACAGCTTGGAGGAGACCTCGACCTGTACGATGGAACCACAGAGTTTAAAATTACGACCACCAAAAGCAACGGTCACATTCAGTTCACCCCCAACGGGACGGGCAGGGTAAAGCTAGACGGTGTGGTGGAGTTCAAGCAGTTTGACCCA